GTTACTACAGCATATCTTTCTACCTCTCTATTATCAGAATCAAATACAACCCTTATAAATCTATCGGGATATGGACCACTTACATCATAATCAAACCAACATGGCAAATCATACTCTCTATTTGTAAAACCTCCACTAGTTGTAATTTGTCTTAAAGCCCCTAAATCCGTAAATTGACTATTACATAATAAATCCTCAGGCTGCACATAATTAAAGGTCTCTAATGTCCTCCTATAAGGTCTAATGATAGATTTAAGTAAACCAGTCTCAACTTTATTGTTTGAATCAATTATAAATGATTTGTTTATTGTATACTTATCTGCATAATTAAATGTAAATGGCTCATAAGAATAATAATCTACCAACGTCTCACCTTCCTCATAATCCAAAAATAAATCAGGATAGCGCACTATCCACCACCTACCTAATGATTGAAAGCATGACATGTTAAAACGCTTCATAATTATCTCCAACACATCATAACAACTCATGTACTCATTATTTTTTAAAAATGTATTGCTAAGAATTAATACATCTTCAAAAACCCTTGTCTCACCAGTATCTAAAAAAATAACTCCATCAGCTGGAGCAATATGATTAATAACATTAAGAGACATATCATCAACATAAGTAGAACGCAAACATAATTTTATAAAAGTCAATAATGGAATGTAACCTTCTAATGATACCACTTGACGATAAGTTATATCAAATGTACCTATCACTAATACTGATATTTCTTCTACTATTTGAATGCACCAACCAGTGTATACTCTATTAATTTCACCCAAATTAGCAACCATTGTAAATGGTGTGCCGTTTATTGTAAATGTTTGACCAGGTTGCACATCCCAACTAGGCACGTTTATTACAATGTATGGACCTGCAGGATTAAATACACAGCTTACATCTGTTAATGTAGTTACATCACCAAATAAAAAAGCTGCTCTATCTAATGTAATGTCTTTTATCGTACCTAAATTGTCTGCAGCAGTTAATGTAATTGTATGTACAAAATCTACTTGCAACTCACTACAATCATCTTGCAAAATAAAACCATCAAATAATGTAGATGGTACTCCTGTTTGATCATCACCAAATAATCTTACTCTATACTCATTGTCATTATCTGAGTAAAAATCTAACAACGATAAGCCACCTGATGTAGTGAGATTAATTGTTAGTGTACTTCCTTTGATTGGTGCCAATGGATCATCTTCCTGCCACTCCTGCACTACCGGTGTAGCAGCTAAAATAACATTAATAGGATCACCAGTATAACTTTCCTGATAGATGCCTACAATGTATCTACTATTCGTTCTAATTGAATCAAATTCGCCTCTATATTTTAATCCCATTATGTTGTACGTGCGTAAGTAGCACTATATTTTTTGTTACTAAAATAAATATCTTGACCTCTTAAAATGCCGTAAATCTCTAATCCACCAGTTACACCACCTAACATGTTAGATGTTTGAGCTGCAGGTAATACTTGACTGCCTCTAGGTAAGCTTATCATCTCAGGTCCACGCTCACCCACTAAAGCTAACCCACCAGGTGCATTACGTGTACCAACTGCAAATCTATTTTGAGGTGTTGTAGCATTTTGAATTAAAGCACCTAATGCTACTAAAGCTATACCTGCTGCAATTGCAGCATAAGGATTTGTAAAAATAGCTTTTAATGAATCTGATGCTACTACTGCAGCTATTCCTATACTTAAAATTTGTTCACCTAAAGCTTGTACAACTCCGCCTAATTGTTTAAAAATTCCTTGAAAAATACTACCAAAATTTGCAGTGCCAGTTATTGCATTTGCTATCCCTTCTCCAATACCTTTGCCAATTATATTAAAACTTTCTATTAATGCTTTTTGTAAATCACTAACTAATATTACAGCATCTTTTTTTATATTATCAATACTACCTTGAGGTATATCAAAAGGTATAGCAATTGGTGTAAGATTTATTTTGTCTTGTAAAGAGCTAACTAAATCTTTAGGCTTTACTGCATCTAATGACCTTTTTAATGCGTTTAATTCTACAACTAATGGTATTGTAAAAGTTGCTTTAGCATTAAACTTTTTTACAGCTAATTGTATAAAGGATTCAAATGATTCAATATTTTTCTTAATTGCAGGCTCATTAAATAATACTGCTAGTTTTTCATTATTTACAATTTCTTGAATAAACTTAAGATATGCATCAGATAATGTCTGAATTGCTTTAGTTGATTTCTTTGCGTTCTTTACTCTTTCAGCCGCTGCCCTTTGATCTTCAATTGTTGCCGCTCTATTTATTGCAGCTTGTAATTCCCTTGCAGCAATTAACTCATTCTCTTTTTTTATTGTTTGATTATAAACATCTAATGCAGCTTTTTCTGCTTGATTTTTTTCATCTAAAGTTTTAAAAGTAGTTTGTACTACATCAACGTAATTTTGATAAGCTTCACGTCTTGCATCAGTTGCAGCTACTAACTCCTCAGATATTGTTATAAATTTTGCTTGACGTTGTAAAACTCCTTGCTCAGTTTTATCTGCAAATCTTGCGACAATATTTATGTCATTTAATTTAGCTGATGATTCAGCTACACTAATAAAATTGTTTAACTCATCAGTAACCGCTGTTAATTCTCTTTTTAATGCCTCTAAATCTTTCTTAAATAAATCTGAATTTTCTTTAGCATCTTTACTTCCTCTACTCCACGCTTGAAAACCAATCTGAGCAAAACTTATAGCAGCAGTTACCACACCAAACGCTAACCCTAAACCTGCAGGCCCACTAAGTCCACTAACCAACGCTTTTAAAGCACCACCTGTACTACCAGTCTCAGCCTTTAATCTGCCAAATGATTCAACTAATGGATTGATGTTGTTTGCAATACCTATAAAGCCAAATGGAGCATCCTGTGCAATTCTAGATAGATTCTGTAATGATTGCCCTGCCTGTGCAGAACCAGCGTTTAAATTGCTCTTTAAAGCATCACCAGTCTTTTTAGCTTCTGTAGCTGTAGTCTTTAAAGCATCACTTGTATTCTTAAGACCTGTGCTGACCTTGTCAAACCCGGTTGCCGTGACTATTATCTCAATCTCTTCTGCCATTATTTAATCTTTAAATTGTGTCGCTCTAAAATAGCTTTGTATCTATTAGCTGTCATTGGCTCAATCTCTTTTTTTACTTCATCACTCTCCATCGGCCAAAACTTATTTATGTTGCCTATTGCTTTACTTCCTGCCATTGCCTCTGCTATGCGAAAAGAGGCAAAACGAATGACCATAGCCGATTCCTTTTGCCTCTCTTGATATCCCTCACACGCTGCATAAAACTCATGAGGCATTGAGCAATAATATTGATCTACACTCCATCCTAATTTGCCTAAAGCAAACTTGAGATTGTCGTAGCACTGTTCTCTATGACTTTTTTTTTCTCCTCATTTTCTCTTATCTCTTGACCTTGCTTAATCAAATCATTCCATACCTTTGTCTCGTTTAATAAGATAGTGACAGCCTGTATCTGCTCATTCTTATTCTCCATCTCATCTACCCACTCACATACTAACTCCCATGTGTAATCTACATCCTCACGTTTTAATCTGCTATAACCAATCATACCACCGTACACCATTGCATACATAAACCCTGATGTAGTTTCACCATCGTTAAACTCGTGAAGCTTCTCAATTGCTAATTGATTAAATTTAATTCCGTACTCTTTGCCGTTTAATTTGATTTTCATTTTGTTTGTTTTTAAAAATAGTTAATTTGATTGACTCTATTACAAGCCAATCAAATTAACCTATGTTATTAATTAAGCTGTTACAGTTATTGTAGGTGTTCCTTGAGGCTGTATAGTTCCAGTGAATGTACCGATAGAATCGAATGCATAGGTTGAGCTTAACTCAGATAAAAACCCTGTTCCGCTTTCAACCTCATCACCAGTTACTGGTGTCTCAGGTGCTATCTTCCATCCTATTATTGTTTTACTTCTCAACAATTGACGTAAATCTGTACCACTTATTTTACCGCTATCAGGATCTTGTAAGTGTTGTCCTTCAAAAGAATAAGA